GTTCTACTCAAATCAATTAAATCAATTTGTAATTTAGACAGTGGATATTTTGGAATACTTGAAACAATTTTAACTGTTTTTCTTGGTGTTGTTGTGAGTTGGTTTAGCTCTTGACCTTTCAGCCATTCCATAACTTGGCGACGTGATATATTACTCTTGGGGTGATGTTCCTGAAGGAATTTATATAATTTATCACGACCTCCTAAAACTTTCTCATATGTATCCTTTAATAAATCTTTTTGTTTTTTTTTGTAAGTGGTGGGGTCATATATAAATTAAATATAAAAAAATATTACAAAAATAAAATCTTACGCTTATTTATATATATAAATGTTACGATTTCAAGAACCTGATTACGTCTATTACAATAGTCACGCAATCTGCACTCAAAATTATTCTAGCGGTTTTAGAAACGATGCCATAGCACGATTAAACGAAGACAGAACAACAGCTATTATTAATGATATATCACTATATGATTTATCAATTGTTCGATTTGATGCTGTAGGATTAAAAGACATACCAATTTTTATTCCAATGATTGAAAGCAATCAACCAAACCCAAATAAAACAGTTTATCAATGTCATATGAGAGTACGAATAAGCGACGATAACGGAGGAACTGAAGAATTTACAAATAGCCATAATTTGATATTTGAACCACAAACAGGAGGTGTTCAAACTCCAAAGAATCCTGATCCATTACCAGATTATAACAACGAATATTATTTTGTGTATACATTCTCCCATATGGTGCGACAATTTAACCGTATGTTTGAGGTATGTTATGAAAATATTCAAAATGATATAAGCGCAAATGCAACCTCACCAATAGTTATGAATCAAAAACCCCCACATGTAGAATTTGAACCATCAAATAAAACATTTAAAATTTATTTTGATTCTAAAGGTTATGGGCATTCAGAAATGGAAACTCCTACTGGTTCAGATGCATTTTTTGAATTATCTTTTAATGTAAATTTATATAACATTTTATCAAACTATCAGGGATTCTTTAGAGAAGATGACGAAGAAAGATTTTTCACTTTTTTATTTCCTGATGATATTTCACGAAAAATAGCGATTTTCCAACCATCATCATCAAACACTTATATTGTTTTGACTCAAGAAAGTGAAAGTTTGCAGCTGTGGAGTCCAGCTTGTAATATTGTTTTTACTACTGACCTTATCCCCTCGTTACCTGAACAAATAAGCGTTAGCAATCTATACGGAACATTTACTGAACGATTGGGAACTAATAACGATACAGAGCATATTATCACAGATATAAGCTTACCTTTAGATAATCCTTATGATGTTCAAAATATTTCATATGTTCCATCTGGAGAATATAGAATGATTAATTTAAATAATACCGCAGGTCGTGATTTGAAAAATATTAACTTTACTTTATCATGGCGTAATAAATATAATGGTTCTTTAGTTCCTGTCAGGTTAACAGGTGGTGCATATTTTGGGGTAAAACTATTATTTAGGAAAAAACCAGAATCAAAACAATTAAAAAAATAAATTCAGTTTCAAAAAAATGATATAGAAATTTTTAATTTTTACACTATTTAATTAAATTTTGTAAAAATAATATATTTTTCAAATATATATAAATACTTAAATGAGCGATTTCAAAATCTCTAAAATGAAAGTTCTAGACCCTCGAATTTTACAACAAGAACCATCTTATCAAATTCAACAAGGGTCTGGTAGTGTATCATATAATTTATACGCTCCAACTTCCAGTTCTACTTCTAATTTAGCTTTTAATGTTAATCCACCTACTGAGGATATTATCACAGAGCGAACAATTAAATATGATGGTGATATACCTTTAAAAGTTACAGTAAACCTTCGTACAGGTACAGGAACTACCATGCCTACAGCTGAAGCCTTCAAAGCAAAGCCTCTTTTATCCTTTGGTTACAATTCAACAGTAACAGATTATCCTTTAAATCATGTTTTTGATAACACTCAAATACAAATTAACAACGCATCACTAAATAATAAAACAGGTGATAACTTCAATATGTTAAAATGGTTAATGAATGACCCAAAAGATGGATTACAAAAAGGAACACCATCACGATTAGAAATGTATCAAAATTACAGCGGTTCTTCTGTTTTCCATAATTCAAATATGCAAGGAATCAGTCAAGCAAATGTTTATGAAGCTCCTCCTAATGGTTCTTTTGAAGGTGTCCGCTTTTGTGACCCAAACGGAAACGAATTAGTAGGAGATGGTACATATGCTAGTGGTGGGAATACAATTGCTTATCTAAATGGTGTACCTGTAACATGTACAACAGGTGGATTAGTAGACGGGACAGCTGCAATTAGTGCAAAATATGATGTTTTCATTAAAGTTCACATAGTAGAACGTGCTTTTATTTCTCCTTTTATTTTTAATGAGTCACATGATGCACAGACTGGATTATATGGTATTAGACAGCTTCAATTATCTCATAACTTACGCTCTCCACAAGATTTAATTAAGATAGATAAACGAAGTGTTATTGTTGATGATGATGGAACACAGTTATATTTAGCCAGTATTGACACATCCTTTTTAAATGTCAACCCATGGCAAAATATGCGTTTATGTATGACTTTCAGAACTCCTTCAATTTATGAATCACCACCAAAAATTAACACTGTACCATATAATGAATTTCAAACAAATAAAACAACTAGAGTTGTGAATTTAGCACCTGGAGCAAAAACAAGAATTCGCAGTGATGCTGTAATTCCTGCATCTATTCCTAACCTGATGTTAATTGGTGTACGTCCTACTAACTATGGAGATGATGAGAGTGATTGGTTTATCCCTCCTGAAAGTCTAAGTATTAAATTTGGTAGTCATACAAATCTAATGACTGATGCAACCAAACAAGATTTATATGAAATGAGTTATAAAAATGGTGTTCAAATGTCTCGTGCTATGTGGTACGGTTCAGCATATCAAAACGGGAAGAACTATGATAATGCATTATACACAACTAATAAAGGTGCTGGTTTTGTTCCTTTAGTTGGTGGATTTGTTGCTTTAGTTCCGGGTGTAGATTTCCCATTAAAAGAAGACCACGCAGGTGGTGTTGGTGTAAATATGACTAATGTTGTAGATGTTGAAATCGAAAATCGTCTAAATGTTGCTCTTCCATCTGTTGAAATTGTTGTTGTATTTGTAAACTCTGGTTTTATTTCAAGTGCTGAAGGTTCAACAGCTATCCAATTACAACCTATCACCTCTCAAGATGTTGTTACTGCTCCTGTTGATATGGATGAATCAATGCACGGATTAATGGTTGGTGGTTCTATTTGGGGTAAAATTGGAAGTTTCCTAAAAAAGAATGTTTGGCAACCAGTTAAAAAACTTGCACAAAATAAAAAAGTTCGAGATGCAGCTAAAGACTTAGCCAGAAACTCAGGCAATAAATACGCTGAAACTGGAGCAGATATTGCAGATGCTTTAGGTTTAGGTGTTCGTACTGGTGGAAAGCGTCAAGGACTTCTAGATTTATACCAATAAACATTTTGAACAATACTAATTAAATAATGTATTTTATTTAAACAACATTATTTATTACCCAATTTGAAACCAAAAATAATAATTAATTAGAGCTTTTTTAAAGTGTCCCATTTTACAGATTATTTAATATGTTTACCTTCAAAATGACCCACTTTTAATTTAGAACATATTCATATATTTCATCGCTGATTTTTTGGCGTTATGGTTTAGGATTTGTAACAGCTTATCCTTTACTTGGTTTAATTCTTTTTCGAGTTTTTGTTGTGTTTTCGCTTCTAGTGCTTTTTGTATTCCTTTTAATATTGACTTTTCATTTTTTAAGTATTGCTGAGTTTTATAAATACTGCTTAACCTATGTATGAAATTATCAATTTGTTCTTTTATTGTTGTTGTTGGTGTGTTCTTTTCATTCGCTAGTATCTGTAGGATTATATCAATGTCATTTGCTACACTATTTAATATACCTAATTCACCATTCAATATATCAGTAATATCTTCAATTTCTTTTGATAAAATAGCTTTATCATCATCATTTTTTAAATTCTTCATCTTCACACGCATCAAACTAAGAATACGTTTTAACATTTTGAAATACTGGGAGTTATCCTGCAGCTGGTTAATATTTGCTTTCAAATCTTCATTTATATTTATTTTAAAATTATTGAGTCTTTTTCTATCATGTCGCAAATCATAGATAATAGAAAATTCACTAAATTTATTATTTATATATGCTATGACATCAAGTTTAAATAAACCGTTTGTTTTTAATGCTTCCTCCAATGTGAATTTATGTTTATTAAATTCTTTATAACCTTTCAATATATCTTCAGGTGTCCAGCGTAAAACATGAAGACGTAAATTTTTAACCATAATATTCCATTGTTCTTTAGTTGGTTTTTTTTTAATCGTTGCTTTTAATTTTGAATGCTCTTTCTTGTTTATGAATCCATCCTCAAATATTTTATTAAGTCTGCTCATAGTATCGTTATAATCATAACCAATTACTTTATTATTCTTAAAATAAGCTCTCTCGTTAATTAATCTTAATGGTTCGTATTCTCCCGCTTTGATATCCCCTATGTATACATCATTTAAAGATAGAAGTAATTTAATTTTACTTTGAAATACCTTCACAATATCAGAAAGCTTAGACACTTGAACAGTTTCAAATAAATCATAATCGCTAGGATATCTATAAGCTCTATAACTCATTGTCCCTTGAACTTTGATATTTTTAGGATTAAATGAAATGATTCTTATTAAATTTTGGGTTGCTTTCTGGTAATTCTGAGGATACTCTTTTTTAACTAAAACAGAACCTCCTTTTTTATTCTGTATACTTTTTATATATTCCATTGCTACACCATCATTTAATAGAGTTTTCAATTTGCCTCCTTGGAGTGTTGGTGTTGTGATGATGGTTTTAATTAGCTCTTTGTTTGTTATATTCTTTGGTGGGTGTTGTACTTCACATTCATCACACATAGAACAGTAACGATCATATAAAACATCATGAGGTATTTTTCTAATCTTATTCATATATTATAGAGTGTTATTTTTTATTTTATTTTTGTTTATTATATAACAATGAACAAGCAAGAAAAGGAATTCATCAACATGTTAAAAAGCTATTCATTAAGTAATACAGATATCGATTTTATATTAAATCCTGATACAAAAATAAATATGATTCATAAACTGGATAATATAAATTATTTTGATGAATTGCTCGATAATCTGGGACGTTGTATTATGCTGTATGGTACTGAAAGTAAGAACGTTGGGCATTGGGTGGCACTTATAAAAAGAGGTAACGATATAGAATTTTTCGATTCATACGGAAATAATCCTTTTGAACTTGCTGAAGGTTTAAATATTCCTAAAGAGATTGACGAGGTTATAAATGAAGGGGGAATGAAGAAACTTCTAAAGCTGATTCATGAAGGGGGATATAATCTGAAGTGGAATAATATTAAAATGCAAAAGGAAGATGCAAATATCGCAACTTGTGGGCGTCATACTGTATTACGTTTACTATTGTATAAATTGAGCCTTGAAGAATACCAAGCATTATTAAAAAAGATGAAGGAAGAACTAAAGGCAGATTATGACAGCCTGATAACAGCTATAACATATCCAATATTAAATAAATAATTCATTCTTAACCTTCTCTTTGATTATATGGGGGTTGTTTATATTTCATGTTAAAAAATACATTATCCATATTGTGGGGGGTGTCTCTTTCTGGAGTGCTTCTCGTGTCTCAGGCAGTCAGCACATGGAGGATATCATCATAT